AACAACGTTGCCCTCACCAGCCGCGTCCAGGGCCTGGAACGCAAGGACGCCGAGAACCACGTCCACGGCCTCGTCACCGGCGGCTACATCCCACCCGCCCAGGAGACCGCGTACGTCGAGCTGAAGCTCACCAACCAGGGCATGTTCGACAAGCTCGTCCCCACCGAGCCCATCATCCAGCTCTCCCAGGAAGCCGGCGTCACCCCGCCCGCAGACAAGTCGCACGTCGCCGACGTCGACGCCGAGGTCGAACGGCTCGCGAAGGTGCTGGCCCAACAGGCCGGACGCACCAAGTAAGCCGACACCCCCGAACCCCGACCCGGCCACCCGGAAAGGCTGACACGACATGGCCACCACCGCATACGAGCTGCTTCCCGTCCCGTCCTACACGGGTCCCACACACACGTACACCGACCCGGAGATCCTCTTCTCCACCGCGACGTTCACCCAGGTCGGCGTCACCCTCGCAGGCGGCCAGGGCGTCATCGCCGCCGGCACCGTCCTCGCCCAGAAGACCGCAGACAAGAAGTACTACGTCTACAGCAACGCCGGCAGCGGCGGCATCGACACCGCCCGCGGCGTTCTGCGCAAGGCCGCCGACACCGGCCTCGCCGGCTCCCCGGACCAGCAGGGCAACATGGTCATCTCCGCCATCCTCAAGCTGAGCCTGATCGTCGGCGCCGACGCAGCCGCCCTCACCGACCTCGGCGGCACCGTCAACTCCGTCCTCGGCACCCTCAAGATCTGAGCACCACCGCACCGACACCCGAGCCCCCGGCAGCCACCCGCGCTGCCGGGGGCTCGTCGTCGTACCCACTGTGGACACCCCCACCGTCGATTCGTCCCGGCCACATCGGGGTTTCCTCGCACCGCCAACCGATTAAGGACATCGAAGGCCAGTCAGATGATCCCCTCGGGGAGGCGCAGGCCGGGCTCCCGCAAGGGAGTCGCTGATGACAGCAAAAGCCCCGTCAAGGAGTCGTCGTGCCAGATATCAGCCTGCTTGAGCCGATGGTTCTGCGCGGGGTCGTGGAAAAGTTCGTCACCCCCGAGACCCTGGTCCTGCGCGCCAGCACCCCGGAAAGCCCGTGGCCGTTCCCGAGCGTCACCTGGGACGTCATCCGCGGCTCCCGCATGGTCGCCAAGCCGAACGTGCCCAACAGCGAGGCACACATCGTGCCCCGGCTCGGCCGCTCGCAGGAAAGCGCCGCGTTCGTGTACCTGCGGGAGAAGAAGGTCTTCTCCCCGACCACCCTGCACTGGCTGCGTACTCCCGGCCAGATGGCCCAGACGAACGCCGAAGCCTCCGTCCTGCGCGAGGTCAACGACCTCAACCAGCGCTTCGAGAACTTCGCCGAAACCCTCCTCTGGGGCGCACTACGCGGCATGATCACCTTCGACTACCCCGACGTGCAGGCCGTCGTGGACTACAAGTTCCCCGCCTCGCACAAGCCGGTCCCGGCCGTGTCCTGGGCCACCGCCACCCCCGGCCAGATCGTCGAAGACATCCGCGCCTGGAAGCGCCTCATCCAGCGCGACGGCCGTGTCCCCGCGACCACCGCCTACGCGACCGAGAAGACCCTCGCGTACATCTTCGACAGCTTCGCCAACACCGGCAACGCCTCCGGCAACTTCATGGGTGGCACCCTCCTGTCCGACCGGATGAAGGACCAGTACTACGCCCAGGGCACCCTGCCCGGCTTCATGGGCCTGACCTGGACCACCGTGGAAACCGTCTACGACGACGACCTCGGCGCCCAGCAGCTCTTCGTCCCGGACAACGCGCTGTTCATCGGCAACTACACCGACCAGCGCCCGATCGAGCTGATGATCGGTCCCACCGCCGACGACGAAGCCCCGGACAACTTCACCGGAAAGTTCAGCAAGACTTGGAAAGACAAGGACCCGTCGGCCCGGCAATTTTTGCTTGAGTGGAACCTGCTGCCGGTGGTCACACGCCCTGAGCAGCTACTCTACGTGAGCGATGTTACGGCGTGATGTGTCCAGGTCAGGTTGCGTCACGATCTGAGTGACGGGAACCGCCAGGATCAACGAAACCCCCGGGACTCTCCGGGGGTTTCGCGTTAACCGTGAGATAGCGTCACCCGACGAAGACCCCCGGTTTCGAAACCGGGGGTCTTCGTCGTGTCCTACGTGGACCGTCGGGAGGGTCGGCCGCCCTGGGGTCCAACCGATGTATTCAGCGTGCCAGACAACGACCCGGAAACGTGGCCCGAGCCGCTGCCGGCCGCTGCCAACGGGTCCGACGAGACGTCTGGGCCTAGTTCACTAGCGGTCGCCGCGATCAAACGGATGAGCGCGATGGCCTCGACGGTGAGCAACCCCGGCGACGTCGATATCGGCTCCGGTCGTGGCCTCACCTACGAGTGGGAGTTCGTCGCCGCCGGTCTCTACGACCGTGTCGACACCTTGGAGCAGGCTGCACCACCGACCGGCACCACCTTCTATTTCCACAACCAGACGGTGCCCGCGTCCAGCTGGACGATCCCGCACAACCTGGGCACCGCCCCGGACGTCCTGGTTCTGGACGCCCTCGGTCAGCAGTTGTTCGCCGAAGTCCACTACCCCGACACGGACACCGCTGTCGTCATCCACGGATCCCCCCACGCCGGGTCGGCGTACCTGCGCGGATAACCAACCCTCGAAAGGTTTGTTGCAATGGCCATCAAGTTTACGCAGGTCGTCGACTTCACGAACCAGCGACTGACGAACATCGGCTCGCCGTCCGTGTCCACCGACGCCGTCAACAAGTCCTACGTGGACAGTGTCGCGCAGGGTGTGGACTGGAAGGCGTCGGTGCGCGCCGCGTCCACCGGCAACGTCACCGTCGCCACCCCGGGCGCCACCATCGACGGCGTCTCCTTGGCGAACGGTGAGCGGGTCCTGCTGAAGGACCAGACCACCGGCACCGAGAACGGTCTCTACGTCTTCAACGGTGCCGCGTCGCCGCTGACCCGCGCCACCGATGCGGACACCTCCGCGAAGGTCAGCGCCGGCATGGCCGTGTCCATTTCCGAGGGCACCGTCAACGCGGACAAGGTCTACATCCTCATCACCGACGACCCGATCACGCTGGGCACCAGTTCGCTGGCGTTCACCCTGATGTCCGGTGGGTCCGGTACCACGTACACGGCTGGTAACGGTCTGAGCCTGACCGGTTCCGCGTTCGCCGCTGTCGCGAACACCGGCATCCTGGTCACCGGCTCCGGCATCGCGATCGACCCGTCGATCGTGGTGCGCAAGTTCGCGTCGAACGTCGGTGACGGCTCCTCGACCTCGATCAACGTCAACCACGCGCTTGGCACCAGGGACTGCCACGTGACCGTGTACACCAACGCGTCGCCGTGGGACACCGTGTACTGCGAGGTCGACCGGCCCGACACCAACAACGTCACCCTCGTGTTCGGCTCCGCACCGGCCTCCGCGGCGTACCGGGTCCTCGTCACCGCGTGACGTTGACTGTCCACGCAGCAAAGTTCGTGACCGAGTTGTCGAGACGGAGGTGACCCACTAATGGTGGTCAATACCCCGAAGGTGCTGTACCGCGGCACCGTCACGGCTCCGGGGGCGACGTGGGTCGCCGGAACGATCTCGGCGAACCGGAGCTGGACGTCGGTCGCCTACGGCAACGGAGTCTTCGTCGCGGTCGCATCAGGTCCAACCACGGGGGCCGCGTCATCACCTGACGCGGCCACCTGGACCGCGCGGACGATGTCTTCGTCGCAGGACTGGTCCGGGGTCGCCTACGGCAACGGCACGTTCGTGGCCGTCTCCACTGGCAGCAGCGTCGCCGCGACATCACCGGACGGGATCACCTGGACCGCGCGGACGTTGCCCAGCAGCTCCCAGTGGACTTCCGTCACGTACGGCAACGGCCTGTTCGTCGCCGTCTCCGCAACGAACGGCACGATCGCCGCGACATCACCGGACGGGATCACCTGGACCGCCCGGACCCTGCCGGCGACGGCGACCTGGAGTTCCGTCACGTACGGCAACGGCCTCTACGTCGCGGTGGCCAGCACCAGCGGCACGATCGCCGCGTCCTCCCCGGACGGGATCACCTGGACCGCCAGAACCATGCCGTCCACGGCGAGCTGGGGGAGAGTTGTTTACGGCAACGGCACCTACGTCGCCACCAACCAGAACGCGTCGTCTGCTGCGGCGTCCTCCACCGACGGGATCACCTGGACCGCCAGGACCCTACCTTCTGCCAGTAACGCTTGGACCGGGCTCGTCTATGGCAACGGAACTTTCGTCGCCATCCTGAACTCGTCGGCGACGGCGGCGACCTCCCCGGACGGGATCACCTGGACCACGCGGACGATGCCGGCCAGCGCGTCGTACTCCGTCGTCGGTTTCGGGAACAACACTCTCGTCGCTATCGTCTCGCCCTTCGCAACCACCGCGACCAGCACCGTCTCGCTTTACACGGTCCCGACCGCCACCACAACCATCGTCACGAACATCGGGGCAGCCAACATCTCCACGGCGACCTCGACGGTCACGGTCTCGCTGGACGGTTTTGTGCTGCTCCCTGGAACCGCCCTGGGTGTCAATGGTCAGACCGGGATCTCGCTCAAGCAGGTCCTCGTCGCCGGGACGGCGGTCACGGCAACCGCGACCCTGCCGGTGGGTATGCACGTGACCGGGGTTGAGGTCACCTGATGCAGCCGCTGATGTGCCGGCGTTACGCCAACGTGTTCGGTGCAGTCGGTAACACCTGGACCACCAACCCGATAGGAGAACCGTGACGAAACACCTCGACCCGAGCCTCGTGGTCGGTTCGGCGACGATCACGGGTGTCCGTCGGATCAACCTGGTCACCAACCCGAGCTTCGAGGTCGACGCCACCAGTTGGGCGGTCTTCACCGGCTTCACCGCCAGCTTGGCCACCAACACCACATTCGCCTCCTCGGGCACCAGCTGCCTGCGCTACACCTGCCAGAGCGCCGGCAACGGTGCCGGTAAGACGTCTATCACCCTGCCGGTCACCGTCGGTACCGCCTACACCGGTAGCGCCACCGTGTGGAGTCCCTCGTCGCGGGTCGTGACGATGTCGTTGATCTGGCTCACCGGCGGCGGTGCCACGATCTCCACCTCCACCGGATCGGGTGTCACCGCGGGCACCACCGCAGGCGGCACCCGGCTGTCCGTCACCGGGACGGCACCTGCCACCACGGTCAACGTGCAGATGGCCATCAACTGCGCCGGCATGGCGAACACTGAGGTGTTCTACATCGACGCGGTACTGCTGGAGGCGTCCGGCACGCTGAACTCGTACTTCGACGGTGGGTTCACGAACCGGCGCTGGACCGGCACCGCCGGGAAGTCCACGTCGGACACCGTGGTGATCGACACGGGTGGTGTGATGTTCGCCCACACCGTGGCGACCCCGACGTCGGGTCTGGACCCGACGAACAAGACGTACGTCGACACGGCCGACGCCACGACTCTCGCCTCCGGCAAGACGTACGCCGACACCGGCGACGCCACGACTCTCGCCTCCGGCAAGACGTACGCCGACACCGGCGACGCCACCACCCTGACGTCGTCGCATACCTACTCCGACACCGGTAACACCACCACCCTCGCCGCGGCGAAGGCGTACACCGACGACGCCGTCATCGCATCGATCATGGGGGCGTACTGACGTGACGAACACCGCGAAGGCCCTGGGCCGCACCACCGTCCCGGGAACCGCAGACACTTGGACGTCCCGCACCCTGCCGTCCAGCCAGACCTGGATCGGTCTCGCCTACGGCAACTCGACGTTCGTTGCCACAGCCGGTGGGCCGTCTCAGGCCGCAGCCACCTCCCCGGACGGGATCACCTGGACCGCTCGTACGATGGCGGGTTTCGGGAACTGGTACACGGCCGCGTACGGCAACGGTGTGTTCTTTTCGGTCTCCTACGGTGGTACGACGTCCCAGACCTCGATCGACGGGGTCAACTGGTTCTCGCATGCGATGGGTGTCTCTGCCGCTAACTGGAACTCCATCGCGTTCGGCAACGGCAAGTTCGTTGTCATCGCGAACGGCAGCACTGTGGTCCTGAACACCACGGATGGTGCTTCTTTCGGCACAGGGACCATGCCGTCGGCGGTGAGCTGGGCACAGGTGGCCTACGGCAACGGCACCTTCGTCGCGGTCGCATCCGGCACCACGACTGCCGCCACCTCCACCGATGGGACCACTTGGACCGCACGTTCGATGCCCGCCGCGTTCAGTTGGTCGTCGGTCGTCTACGGCAACGGCACCTTCGTCGCGGTTGCCAGCGGCGCCAGTTCCGCGGCGACCTCACCGGATGGGATCACCTGGACCGGGCGAGCCATGCCCAGCACCGCGGCCTGGTCCTCGGTCACCTTCGGCAACGGCACCTTCGTCGCTGTGTCCAGTGCTACCAGCACCCCGATTTTCGTCGCCACGTCCGTGGACGGGATCACCTGGAATACGAAGACTATTCTCCCGTGGCAGGGGTCCAGCTCTAGTGTCGGCGGGCAGGGTAGCGCGTACGGCGCCAACACGTTCGCGATGGTGGTGGCGAACACAAACGTCGTTCTGACGACCACCAGCCCGTCGACGGTGTACACCGTTCCAGCGTCGACGACTGGCGTGATCACGGACATCATCCTGTCCAACAACAGCATCGTCTCATCGGGCAATGTGACCGTCGCCATCGATGGGACCGCCGTGGTGCCCGGCACCGCCATCGGGACGAACGGCAGGCTTGTGGTGTCACAACGGCAGCCCCTCGCCGCCGGCAGTGTTGTCACCGCGTCCAGCACCACGTCTACGGGTGTGCACGTCAACGGATTCGAGATCACCTGATGGCGACCGAGGGGCTGCTGCGATGACGAATACGCCGAAACTGCTGTACCGGGGTCTGGCCCAGGCCTCCGGTGCTCTGGGCGCCACCTGGACCACCGTCAACTTGGCGAGCAGCCAGACCTGGAACTCGGTCGTCTACGGAAACGGCCAGTTCGTCGCCGTCGCCGGCAGCACCACCACGGCAGCCACCTCCCCGGACGGGATCACCTGGACCGCCAGAACCATGCCGTCCGCCGCGTTCTGGACGTCGGTCGCCTACGGCAACGGAGTCTACGTCGCAGTCTCCGGTGCCAACAGCAGCGCCGCAGCCACCTCCCCGGACGGGATCACCTGGACCGCCAGAACCATGCCGTCCGCCGCTAGCTGGACCTCGGTCGCCTTCGGCAACGGAGTCTTCGCCGCGGTCACCAACAACTCCAGCAACACCGCCGCGTCGTCACCGGACGGGATCACCTGGACGACCCGGAGTTTGCCGAGCAGCCCGAACTACACCTCGGTCGCCTTCGGCAACGGAGTCTTCGCGGCAATCGCCACCGGGACCTCGATCGGCGCCAGCTCTGTCGACGGGGCCACCTGGACCGCGCGGGCCCTGCCCACCACCGACGCCTGGAAGACGGTCGCGTTCGGAGCCGGCCAGTCCTCCGGTGGCGGGCTGTTCGTCGCCATCGCCACCGCCACCACCGACGCAGCTTCCTCCGCCGACGGCATCACCTGGTCCACGCGGGCGATGCCGTCCTCGACGAACTGGACCGGGCTCGCCTACGGGCAGGGCATGTGGGTCGCGACCTCCTCCAGCACCGCCGCCGCAGCCACCTCCCCGGACGGCATCACTTGGACTGCCAGGACGCTACCGACCAGCGGCACAGCCGCGGTCGGCTACGGCAACAACGGTTTCGTTGCTTTGACATCGAACAGTGGCACCGGAAGCCGGAGCGTCATGGCGACCCTGTACACCACCCCGGCCGCCACCACCGCTGTCATCACCGACCTCTACGTCAGCAACCCCAACGGGGTATCGGCCGCCGTTACCCTCCAACTGGACGGGCACAGCATCTTTTCCGGGACGTCGCTCGCCGCGACCACCGCCGTGCAGGACGCGGTCCGCCAGGTCCTGGCCACCGGCAAAGCCCTGTCCGGGTTTGCGACACAGCCGGTCAACATCCACGCGTCCGGGATGGAGATCACCTGATCGTCGATCCGATAGGAGTCGAGGAAAGGTGGTGGCCAACCATGCCCCGAGGAATCCCGAATTCCCGTCTCAAGCCTGAGGTCGTCGACATCTTCGGCAACTTGCCGGCAGCGCCCGTCGACGACGAAGGCACCGAGCCCGACGTCGAGGAGGATACCGAGACCCCGGAGGACCTCACCCCGGACCAGCTCCGTATCCGGGAACTGGAGGACCTCCTCGCCCGGGAACGGGGCCGTAAGGACCCCGAACGGCAGTTCGAGCGACCCAAGGCCGGCAAGGGCACCGTGTTGATCCACGTCCTGCACAACGGGTTCACCGCCAACGGCCAGGTGTGGTTCCGCGGCCAGGAGCTCGAGTTCGACCGGCAGTCGAAGTCCTACAAGGACACCCTGGACCGGCACGGCAAGACGTGGCTGGATCTCCGCGACGACGACTTCGCCCAGGTCGAACGCTACGGCGAGGTCATGTTCCGGTCCGGTCCGTGGCCGGGGAAGTCCTACCTGGACGCTGCCAAGGCCGAGTTCGAGCCCCTCAAGTCCCTCAACGGGGAAGGCTCGGTCGGTCGGCCCACTGTCGAGGAGCTCGCGCGGGCTGAGCACCTGGAGCAGCAACGCGCCCGCGGTGTGCCCCGATTCGCCATGCGCTGAAACGGAGACAGCAGATGTTGCCTGTACCGACGGTCAGCGACCTCGTCACGTTCTCCGGGCAGAACCCGGAGACCTTCACCACGTACGCCGACGAGGCCCTGGTGCAGGCAACCCTGCTGTTCGGCATCAAAACCAAACGCACCGACTTGCCGGACGACCCCGACCAGGCGCAGCTCGCCCTCAACGGGATCATGCAGATGGCCGAGCGGATCATCTACGAGCAGCCGTTCGTGCAGGTCTCCGCGAGCCCGCTGCAGTCCGAGACGATCGGGTCCTACAGCTACAGCAAACTCTCCCAGCTCAGCTCCGCCCGGTACGGCGTCAAATCCCTCGCCGACACCGGACTGTTCTGGTGGGACCTCGCCATCGCGGAACTGACCCTGGAGGAGCGGTCCCTGGTCATGTCCGGGTCCGTCGAGGTCGCGCACATGGACCTCGTCCGCGACCTCGACGGCAACCTCGTCGTGGTCAGCCCCGTCGAGCTGCACCACGTCGACGTCGGTTTCGACATGAACACCGAACTCAACCCCCGCCCGCGACTGGGATAAGGAGCGCAGCCGTGCTCCGACACCTCTACGCGACCCGGGTGGAAGTCCTGCGCCTGTCCGGGACCGTCATCCGCGGCAACCCCGTCCTGACCTGGGTCAAGGTCGCCAACACTCTCGACCCGGCCCTCGGTGCCCCCGGCGAGCTGCTGTGCCGTATCGACCTGCAGTTCCAACGCCTCGGTAAGGACCAGCCGATGCCGCTGGTCGCCGGCCGCCCCCCGGACCGGGTCGGTGTCCTGTTCTGCGACATGACCGGCAACCTCCTCGCCGGGGACCGGGTCCGCACCATCACCGGACCCGTCACCGGCACCTTCGAGATCCGCTCCATCCCCGACCCCGCCCTCGACCTCGGCGCCGCACACCACCTCGAAGTCCAGGTCGTCGAGGTCGCCCAGGCCCTCACCGGCCCCCAGATGTTCCCCGCCGGCACCGTCGAAGACCACCAGGCCGGCCCATGACCGGCTTCGACGACATCGACGTCGTCTTCGACGCCACCATCCGTGGTGAAAGCGACCTCGAACTCGACTACACCATCCACCCCGACCTGCACCACCTCGTGCAGGAGCTCGACCGCCTCGAAGAAGGCCCCCAGTTCGACGTCGTCGCCGGGTTCGAAGCGGCCATCGAAGCCCAGTTCCACCGCGTTCGTGAAGACATGCACATCTGGACCGGGTCCCTGTACCAGTCCGGACGGATCTACACCCACTACACCCCGGGCCTGTTCGTCGGCACCATCGCCTTCGGTGGACCCTCACCCGGGATCATCCCGAACGTCAAATACGGCGCCGCCGAACTCGCCCGCGGCCGTACCGACGGCACCGTGGACCCCGACCTGCACCACGGACCCACCACCAACCGGATCCCGATCGAAGGCGAACTGCACCACCGCCACCGCGGCGAATCCACCCACCTGCCGGACCGGGCCATCGGCACCCGCCACGGCCGGCCCGACACCCACTTCTTCTTCGCCGCCGTCGACGACGAACACTTCGGCGAACAGGCATACATCGACGCCATGATGGAATACCTGCGAGGCCACGGATGACCGCACCGGTAGCCACCGACGACCTCGTCCAGGGCGCCCACACCTACCTGTCCACGCAACCCGATGTCCTGGCCGTCCTGGGCTCCTACGGTACCGGCGTGGCGTGGCTGTGGCCGCACCAGCTGGTCGCCACCATCGAGAACTCCCAGTCCACCGCCGCCGTCATCGTCCGGCAACCCGGCTGGGCCGCCCCGAACGTCCACAACACCATGCGGTTCCCCCGGATCGGGATCGAGATCACCGGCGACCCGCTGCGCGACGCCGGCAACAACATCACCGACCCCAACGAGGTCATCCGCCGCCTGGAGGCCGTCTACCGCATCATCGACGCCCACCTGCACCGACCCCAGGGCGGCGACCAGATGTGGGGCACCGTGCGGACCATCGCCTGTGCCCGGCTCGTCGAGCCCTACGTCTACCCGATCGCCGATGGAAACGGCATGCAATGCCTCACCGTCTCCTACGGCGTCACCGAAGGCTGACCCCGGATGAAACTGCTTCTCGCGTCGCCCGTGAACCCGCACACCGGGTACGGCAACGACGGTATCGGGCTCGCCCTCGCCCTGTCCGGGCTCGGCGTAGACGTCTACCTCGACCCCACCCATGTCCAGGCGCCCCTGCCACCGGCCGTGGCGAAACTGTTCACCAAACGACTCGAACCACCGTTCGACCTGCTGCTGCACCACACCGACCCCGGCCAGCTCGGCATCTCCGCCGGGGCCCGCCGCTGCGCCCGGGTCGCGGTAGCCCACACCATGTGGGAGTTCTCCACATTGGACAACTGCCGGGGCCGGTCCACGTTACGTGCCCGGCTCAAGGACTACGACCTCGTCGTCGGCTACGACGACGTCACCACTACTGCCCTCGCCCCCTACGTCACCGGCGCGTCCGCCACCGTGCAGGGCGGCTACTGGCCCGACCAGTGGCGCCCCATCGAACGGGACTGGGACACCCCCCGGTTCTCCTTCTGCATGGTCGGCGCCCTGCACCAACGCAAGGACCCGTTCGTCGCCGTGCAGGCGTTCAAGGAACTCAAGGACGAACACCCCGACGAGATGGCCCACGTCGAGCTGCACCTCAAGACCGTCGAACCCGGCCTGCACAAGAAGATGGAGGAGTGGGCGCCCGGCCTGAAGGTCCACTACGAGAACTGGACCCAGGAGAAGCTCCGCGCCTTCTACGGCTCCCAGAACGTGCTCCTCGCCCCGTCCCGCGGCGAGGGCAAGAACATGCCCGCCCTGGAGTTCATGTCCACCGGCGGCACCGTCATCGCCACCAACTGGGGCGGGCACCGGCAGTGGCTGTCCAGCCAGTACGCCTACCCCCTCGACTACACCCTCGCGCCCGTGCACAGCAACACGCCGCGCTGTCTGCAGGCCCGGGTCTCCGTCGCCACCCTCAAGGAGCAGATGCTGCACTGCCTGCGCAACCGGGGCGAGGTTCAACGCAAGGGTGAGATCGCGGCGCAGATTATCCCGCAGGTCTCCGGCTGGCTCCCGGTCCTGGACCGGCTCTTCACGCAGATCGCCGACCGGGCCCCGCAGCACGGCACCGAACTGCTGCACCGGCTGCGGCAACTCGCCGAACGCAACGCCCCGGAAGGTGCCGCTGCCCGGAGCGCGCAGTATGCCGCCTAGCGTCGTGGAGGTCCGCTGCCCGGTCGGCCCCCGGAAACTGTTCACCAAACTCAAACTCGGCGAGGAATTCGCCCGCCGCGTCGAACCCGGCAACCTGATCGAGTTCACCTGCTCCGACTGCGCCCGCCGCATCGGCCGGGAACAACAACGCCCGGTGCGGGTCTACCACCGCTTCGACTTCATCGGCGAGCTCATCAACACCGTCATCGAGGCGATCCCCGCCCACACCAGGTGCATCGACACTCCGACCGATTAGTTCACACAGACCCGCACTGCCGACCAAGGGGCTGCTGTGACGAGTACGACTGTTGAAGGCTTTTCGCTGACTCACGCGGCGATCCTTGACGGCTCCACCGGTGCCGAAGAGGTCGACGGTGATGTCTACGGTGTCCGGAGCGGAACGATCGCGATCGACACCGGCAACTACGACAACACCGGTGACGACGCGGTGCTGTCGTCCTGGTTCTGGTTCAACTACGCCACCGTGACCGTCCAGAGTGGATACCTGCCGTTCGACACGATCGCGTTGCTGTCCGGCGCGGCGATCACCTCCAGCGGGTCCGGTGCCAACGACTACTACAGCCTGCCGCTCTACGAGGCGACGTCGCTGAACCAGCCGCCGCGCCCGATGCTGATCCGGGTTCCGGCCAAGGACAAGAACGGCATCATCCGCACCCTGGACTTCGTCCTGTACCGCGTCCAGTTCGGCCCGTTCTCCTTCGACGGCCCGTCCTACAAGAGCGGTCTGCTGCTCAACTACACCGGCCGCGCCGTCATGTCCGGTGTTGATGAGAAGGGCACTGCGCTGACCACCCGCGCGATCGGTCGGGTCATCAACCGCCCCGCGGTCTATTAATAACCACCAAAACGCCACCGTCACACGGAGCCCTGGAGGCCAGCTGTGTCCGATGAACTCGCCGGCCTCGACCCGCTTTCCGAACCGCTCAAGCTGAGCACCGGACTGCAGGTCGAGGTCGTGCCGTTGCGCGCCCGTCAATTCTTCAAGTTCCTGCGCATCCTCACCCACGGCGCGATGCCGAACGTGGCCGGCGACAACAGCATCTTCAAACTCGACCCGAACGCCGACCCCGGCGCGTTCGCCACCCGGCTGCTGTCCCTGCTCGCCCTGTCCGTCCCGGACGCGGAGAACGAGACCATCATCTTCGTCCGGTCGATGGTCCAACCGGTCGGACTGATCCAGCCCGCCCACAACAAACAGGACGACGCCCGCAACGAGGCCAAGTTCCAGGAACTGGACGAGGAACTGTTCAACCCGGACCTCGATGACCTGATCACCATCATCGAAGCGATCGTGCGGCGCGAAGCCGAAGACATTCAGGCCCTGGGAAAACGCCTCAGCTCCCTGTTCAACCTGGCGCAGAAGACAGGGCAGCTCACGTCCCCGAAGCGGACACCCCCGACCGGGAACTCCTCGGCGGCATCAGCCGAGCCTTCGACCTCC